TCACTATACTCTGAGTAAAGTCTGTACTTAGTTTATTTAATAAATCTTGATCAGAAGTTCCACTAGAAGGACTAGCCTGTCTAAACAATTCCATTTCCCTGTCAGAAATTGCACCTTTGGTTTGACCAACCATTGACATTACATTTTCAAGGTTACTTCTACTGCCTGTTCTTATGGCTTCTTCAAATAGTTGCATTTCTCTATTGGAAAGAACACCTTTAGTATTATTAAGTATATTAAAAACTTGGCTAACATTTTCAACATTACCTGTTGCCACAGCATCTCTAAACAATTCCATTTCTCTATTGGATATGGCACCTTTTAAATTTAAACCTAAATCTCTCATAGCTTGAACATCAGCAGATGTGTCTTTATATGGTCCAAACATATCCATTTCTCTATTGGATATGGCACCTTTGGTTCGTCCAACCATATCGCCTGTAAAACTAGCTATTCTTCTTTGTAATTCTTCGCTTATTGGCATATTAAGTCGTTATTGTAACGCTCCCTATTGCTGAAGTTATACCCACACCTGAAGGATAAGTTTGATGTTCATATAAATTCCTGAATATATTACCATCAAATGCTTGGTGAATCTCATTGGTAGTATTAAATATTATCGCTCCAGTTGCAAATTGTAGTTGATCTACTTCAGTAGAATTGAAACTTGGCGTTTTATCAGGATCAATGGCGCTCAGGTTAATTTCTAATATTCTGACTAAACGATTAAATAATTCTGGCGTTAATTCAAGTCCTTGCGCCAATGGCAATCTGGTTTGTAGCAGTTTACTCATGCACCTCGCCTACCAGATGGCTGAATATCCATCCTTGTTGCGCCTAATCGCCATTTATAATCTTTCCTGTCACCGACTGAATTATCATCATCAGACTCAAATCTTAATACAAATTGTCTACCTCTTGCGCGAACATAGCTCTGTGTAGTGCTAGAAGTTACTTGATTTGTACTGTTAGTGCTTAAACTCTCGCCATTAAAATCGCGTTTTTTCAAAACCACGTTGACAGCTCCATTTGGGCTTGTGTTAACAGCATTGATAAATTTGATATCAGGAATAATGCGTTTGATAAAAGCTAAGGTTTCACCTTCACCAAAATCAAAATCAGCTGATTGAACATAAACATTATCCATTGGCTCTGAATCTGCGTTAAATCCAGATTCATGGTCATATAAGTAATAGGTACTACTATCAACGCCAGTTGCTTGTGGCGTGTTTTGTACACCAGAGTCAATCCAAGCGTAACGAATCAAAGAACCGATAGACCAAAGGTTTTCTTCGTAATTATAGATTGCATATCTGGATATTTCTTTGGTTCCATCTTCTATTGATGGATAAAAAAACCATACCTCGCCAAATTCACTATTCAAAGCCAGATGACATTTATAGGCTTGACCTATATCAAGATCTTGGAAAACATATTCTTGTACTGTTGATTCCAGTTTTTTAATGGCACCATTATAAAAATAAAATCCTGTTTTGGACATAAAAAATACGCCACTAGGAGAATTAACAGCTGCTTTAGGACCAATCAGTCCAGCACCTTCGTTGATTAGATTAACAGCAAAAGTCAATGGTGGTCCTATAAAATTCATGGTATAGATGGCATTATCTGTCCAAATCAATATTTCCTGTCTGGCTTTCAAGCCACCAACTATTTGTGAACCACTTGATAAACGCAAAGAACCAGCAGTGTTAGTGGCTTTTGCTTCCCATTCAACCGCAGATTCTTGGTCACTAAAGGCAATTAACATTGGATCTACAGTGCCAGTTCTTGATCCTGATGAAAGAGGATCAGAACCTAATACTATTAGATGCCTGTCAGTTTCTGATGTAATTATTTGTAAACCTACTGTTGGAGCTAAATTTGCACCAGATAATGCGCTTAATGCTACTGCCCTAGTAGATAATCCATCATCTTCAGTCCAATAATAAATACCACCACCACGAACATTGATAGCCAAATCTTCACCAAAATTATCATGTGCCCATATTCTAAGCTGATTTGATGCAGATAAACTGGTTGATGAACCCCAAGTAGAAGCACCCCAAGTTCCTACACCCCAACCTGTGCCTTCAACATAATCATCCAGTCCAACATTGACTTGATATGCGCCATCTACACCAGCACCACCATTACCTGAATCACTGGAATTAGCAGTAACTGTATCTCCATCTGTATCTTTGGCTGTAAAAGTATAGGTATTTGCGCTAGGAATGGAAGCTATTTGGTATTCTTGATTCAAGACATCAGCTGTAATTAAGCCACCTAAAGTAGCTGCGCCACTTATTGTTACAAAATCATTGGTGACTGCGCCATGGGATGAATCAGTTGCTGTTATTGTTGATGAGCCATCAGTGGCGGAAAAGGTTATACCATTGGTAGTGGTTGCCCTAACAGGCGTTACATCGTTAAATGAGCCGCCAGACTCAATGTAATATTTAAGTGTAGTTCCAATACCAAGATAACGTGTTCCAGCCAGAGAAATCCACTGATGCAAGGCTCTGGCTCTGCCTAATATGCTACTGGAAGTTGATTTTATCCAACCGCCAATTTTTTCAACACGATTTTTGCGAAAACGAATAAGATTAGCGTCAACCCAACCGCCTTCATTAGAATAGTCGGTTTCTTCTTTGTTAACTCCAGCTTTAAAATTAAATTTTGCTAATGGCATTGATAAACTCTCTTATTTGGTAAAAGTTTACCATAGACTAAGCTAATCTAATAATTGCTCCAGTAGCCGTGGCGGAAGGGAACACAACTGTAAAATCACCCGCTGTCGAAGCTTTATCCCCCCCGAAATCAACGGCACAGATTGCTTTATTTGAATTTGTAGAATTATAGATCAAGCATCCTCTGGCTGTCACAGTTACAGTTGAAAAAACTTCGTCTGCAAAATCACACACAGCTGTACTGCCAGATAAAGCTGGTGTTACATTTGTGAGTGCTTGACCGCCAGCAGAATAATTAGTGCCAGAACTTTGTCCAGTTGTGACATAAACTGTCGTTCCAGCTCCAAGCGTTGCCGATGAGGTGTATAGAGCCAATTTGATGGAGTCAGCTCCATTTGTGAGGTTATGCCCTTCCACAAGAACCTCTTGCTTAAACGAGTTACAGATAGCTGATGTGATTGCCAATGTCCTTCTCCTTATTTAAATTGTTGAATAATATCTGCCATATCTTTATGCCCTTGATTTCTTAATAAGTTTATCATAGTTGTTCTATCTGACATAATAGCATTTTTCATTGTCTCCAATATTACCTGATAAATATAGTTTTTAAAAGCATGTGCTTGTTGTCTGACATGCTCAGGAGCGTTGTCACTTATATCACATATTTTACTAGTGGCTCTTTCTGCCCAAAACTCTGGATCATGTCCTTTGTTTTCAGTAGTAGACACCATGACTTTTCCAAGTTGTATAAATCCTTCTGACATTATCCTTTATATGGTTCCGGTGGTCTTTCTTCTTGATGTAATTTTAAATCGTGTTTAGCTAACTCTGCATCTATTTTATTTATTGGCTTAATAATCCATTTAGATTTATGTGGTACTGCTACCAATGGTTCTTTAAGTCTATGATAACCATATAATCTTTCGTCAGCTGGTACATCAGCATCTAAAACAGTTGACCTTGGTGACACACCTACAGTTATATCATTCTCCATTAATTTACAGAGCCAAAATTCAACACAGGCTCTGCCAGCTTCAGCAAAATGTAAATCATTCCTGTAACTGAAATCTATACCAAATAAATCAATTGCTGAAACTTTGTTATACATGGCAAAAGCAAGTGCATAAGCCACTGTGTTATTGAAATAGGCACATTTAGTTGCGTTTGCAATCTCTTGAAGTGGATATAACACAGCAGCTGGTACTCTTTTATCCAACTCGCATGTGTAAATGGGTATTTTTAATTCTGGGAGAATTTTTCTTAAAACGGATGTTTGTTTGCCGGCGTCATCAGTGTCGAAGAAACGGCTCGCAGGATCCATCATAAAAAGTCTGTCACAATCAAATGCTCTGACAACTGAGTTTATACCCCAAACTTCTTCCCACTCCTTACCATTTTCGAGGCTGATGACGTAATCAATTTGTGATATACCAAGACCAAGCAAGACAACTCTTTTGCCTTTAAGTGATTTTATTGGTTTCATGTTACGTCACTCGTTGACGTAAACTGTCGTACCTGTATTCATCCCTTGTGTCACGACCTTCTGATGTATTTTTCATTCTTGCCACCGCCTCTTTGAATCTAACTTCAAATTGTGAAATGACATCAGGTGATTCTTTTAGAAAATTTGCGCCTTCGACTAAACTACCATACAACAATGCGTCAGGGAAATCAGTTGAAAGAACTGTTGTGCCACTATCACTACCAGCAGTTAAACTAGCAGGTTTATGAAGATAATGCAATTCAACTGTATAAGCTGCATCAGGTACTGGAGCTAAGGTAAAACTATCTTGGCTAAATACTGCATAATATTTTGGTTGACCAGTAACAGTGGTGGTTGGACTGTATTCTTTCAAAAAACTGACATGTTTTAAATCCAAGTAATCATAAGTATTGCTGCTAATAACTGCCAGACTCATTGGAGCTAAAAAATCAGTTGGACAAGCCAAAAATCTACTGTTTGTAGCTGTTGTACCTTGCACATTTTTTCTTTGTTGTGCTAATTCAACCAGACTGAAGATTCTATCTTCCGATTCTTTTATAAAATTTGCTAAATTATTTGTAAAAGTGGTTTCTTCACACTCCAAATAATCGCCAATACCCGTCTTTAATGTTGAATAGGTCCAACTCATGATGTTGTTATTGTTACCTCGCCAATACTGAAAGTTAATTCATAAGTATCTAATTGTTTGCCTAATTGACCAAGCCCAACATTAGTGTAAACAACAAAAAAGTTATTGTCATCTGAAGTATCAAGTCTGGCATCTTTCAATGCTTGTTCTTCAATAGGCGCTGGTTTTGGGTTTAATTGTGGATGTTTTGGATCAAACTGGTCAGGTCCAACCATCAAACCATCCCAAGTTTTTTTCATATTGTTCAAATTATAACGAAAACCAGTGATATCACAGATACCATAAGCTGATTTATTGTTAGCGTAAGTACCCATTATGGATGGTTATAGCTTCTTAAATCAGGCGCAATCATAAATGATGATCTTGGTTCATCCTGATTCATGGCTCTCAGGAACTCTTCTTCGTACAGTTGTTTTAGCATACCAGTTCTATCTGGAGCTTTTTTCAATGATATGTAATATGCCAGACCAGCTGCTAAACAGGGATAGAAACGATAAGGCATTTCCATGGTATTAGCACCAGCATCGGCATCATCCATTCTGGTAAGAACATTCATTATTAAAGTATAAGAACTTGATTTATCTGGAGCTGGATAAACTGTAACAGTGGGTGTTAATTGCTTGTCAACCATGAATTGATTGGGTTTCGCAGTTGTGCTTTTCTTGGGTAATGAAGAATATTGCGACCTAGAAATGCGTGTCATGGGTAAATCAGTGTCCTCAGAATTGATTGTTTCACGCATAAATGCGTCTAAAACATCAATTGGAGCTGTAGCATTGGTTGAATCTATATTGTAAGCAGCAGTATCTTTCACCATTGCTACTGTTTTTTGCGCTATGGTCCATTGATTTAAACCGCGATTAGCCCATTCAG